CGAACTCCTACATCCACGACGCCGTAGTTGGGCATGAGATCAAGAGCAGAGCTGCCAACAACACCATCACCGGCAACCGTATCTTCGACAACGGCGGCAGCGCCAGCTACAGCATCGACCTGCCGAACGGCGGCAATGCGACGATCAGCGGCAACCAGATAGAGCAGGGGCCGAACACCCAGAACCCGGCGATCGTTGCGTATGGCGAGGAGGGGATCACCCACCCAAGCCTGAGCTTCATCATTGCCGGCAACACCATCGTCAACGACGACGCGGCGGCCAATGCGCGGTTCCTGCTGGACCCCACGGCGACGCAGCCGGGGTTTAGCGACAACAGTGTGTGGGGTCTGGCGGTGGCGCAGGTGTCGGCCGGCCCGAGCACCATCTTTCTGGCCAGCCGCCCTGTGCTGGATACCGGCTCGCTCGACTTCACCAACCCGGGCACGGTGGTGACGCCGCCCCCCCCGCCGGTCGTGCATGGCCATCACGGGCATGGCCACACACACATCACCAGCCAGCTCGGCGTCGTGGCTGATCGCCAATAGCAGACATCTACAGATCAACGCATGGAGAATTAAGATGGCACGGGTTCACGTCACGGGCGGGTATTTGAACGTTGAGGGGATGAGCGGCGGATATCCGGACCAAGGGCTGCCTGGATCGCCTGCCTATCCGGATCAGGGACTGCCTGGGAATCAGCCTGGGATCGACAATGCGCTGCCGGAGCCACCGCCTGGCATCTGGCCGCCGCCGAGCCTTGGCAATCCCATCGTGCCAATTGGCCCCGACAACACATTGCCGGTGCAACCTGGCACCATCTGGCCGTCGCCTGGTCGCCCACCACACGCCAGTAACGTGCTGCCAGGCGTGCCACACCCTGGTGGTGGGCCGATGCCTGGGAACCCGCCGCGACCCGATCAGGGGCTTCCTGGCGGGCAGGGTGGGCAGATCGACAACGCGCTGCCCAGCAAGACGTACTGGATGGTCGCGTATTGCCCGTCGCTGGGGTGGCGGTTCATTGCTGTGGACCCATCGCTGCGTCCTGGCATGCCGCTGCCGCCGCACGCGCAGCCGAAGTAACCAACAAACACACAGGGGACTTCACGTCGTCATCGATCCCCTCCCTGCGGGAGGGGCTTTTCCATGCCGCAGATTATGCGGCCAGAACTTGAGGCGGGACGACAGCCGCCTTCGCCCGGATATTCCGGGCTGCGTTGAGGTCTGCGGCTTCGTTGTGACCGCAAGAGATGCAAAGGAAAGTTGCTTGATCCTGTCTGTTCTTTCTGTCGATCGCACCACAGCACGAGCAGGCTTGGCTTGTGTAGCTTGGATCGACAGTGACCAGCGGGACGCCGCTACGCTTCGCCTTGTAGGCGACGAACGCACGAAGCTGCTGGAACGACCAGGAGTGCAAGCGAGACCGTTGACTGCGCCGGGCCGTAACCCGACCGCGTATTCCCCTCAGGTCTTCCAGGGCGATACCACGATCGGTGCGTTTGGCAGTCTGCACGATCACTTTCGAGATGCAGTGGTTGGTATGCTTGCGGAATCGGGCCTCCTTCCCGGCAAGCTTGCGGAGTCTGCGTTTTGCGGCCTTGGTGCCTCGCTTCTGAAGTCCTCGCTGACGGCGCGAGAGACGATCCCTGACGCGCTCAACATCGGCGCCGGTATGCACGGTGCCATCGCTATCAGCGGCGAGCGAGACAATACCGAAGTCTACGCCGAGCCAGTCGGTTGCTCTGAACTCGTTGGTCTCGGGAATGTCGCAGGTTGCGGCGAGCATCCATTTGCCACGCACGAAGCACAGATCGACCTCGCCCTTGCGATAGGCCATCAGTCGTCGTTGGTGCTCGCCCATTACGATCGGGACGGCAATGCGTCCTTCGACGGTCCAGAGGTTGACGGCAGTCCCGTCCTGGACGAAACGGATAATGCGGTCGTCGTAGGGTTGTGCAGCGTCCTTACGAAAGACAGGCGCGACCTTGCGGTTGACCTTGAAGGCGTCGGCTACCTTAGCGATGGATCGGACAGCAGCCTGAGCAGTCAGGCCGAAGCGTTCCCGCAGGTCGATGTAGGCCAATTTGTGCAGGTCGTATTGGCGGAAGGTCTCACGACCGAAGCCGATATCGGCGAGCCACGTGCACGCCTCATTACAGCGCGCAAGCGTCGCTCTCAGAACCACCGCCTGTTCGCGCGTCGGTAGCATCTTGAGGGCGGCGACCAGCTTCATCCTTCCAGTATGGAAGGTATTCGTTACACAGTCAAGTGAGGGAACTACGTCATGAAACACGCACTGCTCGGCGTCAGCATTATCGCGGGCGCCATGTTCTTCCACGCGCCGGCCTATGCCACGGTCATTCTTAGCTTCGGTCAAACCGCTGGGACGCCGATCACCGCCACTGAGAACGGCGCCCAGGATGCCACGACGCTGAGCGCGACCGATGCGTCCATCAGCATCACCCAGATCGAGAATGGGGTGCCGACGGCGGCGTTCTTTGACCTGAACGCGGCGTCCATTGGCGCTGCACAACCCATCCTCGGTGGATCCGCGCAGAAGTTCAGCGGCACGTTCAGCATTACCAGCGCGGCAGGTGGCGCCGGCACGAACTACCTGTCGGGCGTGTTCTCTGACGTGACGTTCGGCAGCGGTGCGGGTGGTGCGCTGGCGGTTGGTGCGCCGCCTGATGCGCTCACGCTGACATCCGATGTGATTACCTCGCTGCTGCAGCCCAGCGCGGTGGGCCTGGCGTTTGCGAACATCACGCCGGGTTTCAGCATTGTGGGCACCAGCATCGGCAGCTTCACGAGCAGCGTGTCGGGGACATTCAGTGCCAGCGCGGTGCCGGAGCCGGTTAGCCTGGCGTTGTTGGGCGTGGGGTTGCTGGGGCTTGGGTTGGTGCGTCAGCGGCGGGTGTGATGCGTCCCTGGTGGCGACGGCTGTTCTGCTGGGGGTGGTGCCCGTGCCGGCACTACGAGGACGCCGGCGGCTGCGGCGGGCAGTGCGTCCGGTGCGGCAAGATCGTGGGGTACGTCACGCGGGCTGAGCTACGGGCCTATCTCGATCGCCAGTTGCCGCGGGTGTGACCGAGCAGGAGCGCACCAACGGGCTGCTGGCGGGGATCAGTGAAAAACTCATTCGCGTCCTACCGCCAGCGTTCATTTTGCTGTTGATCTTGAACGCGATGTTCATGTTCATGTTCTGGTGGATCTACGATCACAACACCATGGCCCGCGCCGAGCTGCTCAACCGGATCGTGGAAAAATGCCTGCTGCGGCCATGACCCAAGCTGAGAGGCGCGTCCTCGGGCTGCTGGCGGATGGCGGCTGGCACCGTGAGAGCGAGTTGCGGACGACGTTCCGGCTATTGCAGTGGCTGAATCGGCGTGGGCTGGTGGACGGTGCGATGCTGACCACGGGCGGCACGGCGGACGACCGGGTGTGGCGGCTGGGCAAGTGTCCGTGAGGCGGCCTACCCGTCATGTGGCGTCAATCGGGCATCCGCCCCCGCCCCGTTTGCACCCGGCGGGGCCTGCTCCATCACCGCGTGGCCGTCAGACCACTCGCACACACCGTCAACGAACCATGTCTTGGTTCGGCAGATCGGGCAGAATTGCACGGTTTCGGCGGCCATTCACCCCTCCTGCTCACCATGGCGTGGCTGGACAATCTGCAACGTGACCTCTCGCCCGCAGTCTGGACACTCGCTTGGTAGCGTCATCGTGCTCCACATAACGCCACACGCTGGGCACATGATGCGGAACTCGTCGCCACGCAGCGCCACTAGAGGTTCCATGGGTGCCCCACTCTCCAAAATGCCCATTTCCGATAGCTACCCCCAGAGAAGTGCCAGATGCCACAATTGGTCACACGAAAATGCCGGGAGGGCGAGGCAACGGCGCGTCCAGCGGGCGCCACCAATGCAGGACGTTTGGGTGGATGTTGATGTGGTCGCTGGGCGGGACGTGGAATTGCACGGCGGTTTCGTCGTCACGAAAGAACAGCCTGGCGATGTGCTCCATCTCGGCCCAGTTGGGCACCCGGTTACGGCGCGAGACGCTGACATGATCCCAGCCGCCCCCGCTGCTGGCCATGATCACCAGGGGCTGACGATCGACCGGTGACGGCACAGTAAACGCCCCACAGGTCTCATCGCCGTCCCAGCCGTAGGCCTCGCGGACGGCTTCGCCGCACATCCGGTGGGCGTCCAGTTCATGCAGGTTTCTCATGGCGCCAACGTGCCAGAAAAGGCCCCGCACTCACACGGGAGATACGGGGCGCCGCCATTCCAGCCAGTTACTGGCGGGACAGTATCTCAGCCTCGTTCTCCGGGATCAGCGCGCGAACCACAGCGATATGTGCTGTCAGCAGTTCATCGCGCAGCGCGGCGTTCTCGGCAGCACTGCCAGCGAAGTGCCCAGCCAGCCAGGTAGCGAGTAAATCCGCCAGCGCCGCGCCTTGGACGGATGGCGGCTGACCGGCCAGGTGCGGCTCGATCTCCCACACCAGGTCGCTCACATCATTCCGTTCCATGAGCTTGCTCCGTTCCATGCTCTTTCCTCCCAGTGAGGAGACCACCATGCCAGCCAGCATGAAGCACGTCATCAGCGTTCCCTGGACGGACGAAGAGCGCACGCTCTTACGCCAACTCTGGGAGAACGGCATGGGCTGCACGCTCCTGGGGCGCATGCTGGGGCGGTCCAAATACAGCGTGCGCTCCGAGATCGAGACGCTGAAGCTGGGGCCGCGTGGAGGCCCCCAGGGGCTGCCGGAGCCGCCTCCCGGCCGGGTGGTGCTGGCACGGGCGCGGGCTCAGCCGCTGAGACCCGGCGCCCGCACGCTGCCGCCACTGCCATCTGAACTTCAGGAAGGGTGATGAACGACTACACCGCCCCTGACTATGCGGAACGGATGCCACCCTCGTGGGCGGAAGCTATCGCGAGGGCACCAAATCCCTATGAAGTCTCTCTGGCGCGCTATGCGAGGGCGCCGATCGCATTTGTTCGGGAAGTGTTGTTGGCCGAGCCGGACGACTGGCAGATGAAGGTGCTGCGGGCGCTGGCGAGGGGGCACACGCGGATCGCGGTGCGCAGCTGCCACGGGCCCGGCAAGACCGCGCTGGCGGCGTGGGTGGCGGTGTGGTTCAGCAATACGCGCGCACCGTTCAAGCTGGCGATGACGGCGCCATCCTCTCCCCAACTTTTTGATGCCCTTTACCCCGAGGTGATCAAGTGGCTGGATCGGTTGCCGGGGGCGTGGCGCGAGCTGTGGCATGTGACCAGCGACCACATCACGCTGAAGAGCAACCCGGAGTGTTTTATTACGGCGAGAACCAGCAGGCCCGAGACCCCGGAGGCGCTGGCGGGGCTGCACAGCGACAACATCCTGCTGGTGGTGGACGAGGCGTCCGGCGTGCCGGAACAGGTGTTCGAGGCGGCGAGTGGGAGCATGAGCAGTGCGGGGGCGATTACGCTGCTCATCGGCAACCCGACACGGTCATCCGGGTTCTTCTGGAAGGCCTTTATGTTGGAGCGGGACCGCTGGTTCTGCATGAAGGTCGGGCACACCGACAGCCCGCGGGTGACGCAGGACTTTGCCGACGAGATTGCCGGCCGGTATGGCCAGGACAGCAATGCGTACAGGGTCAGAGTCCTCGGGGAATTTCCGCTGGCCGATGCCGATACGCTGATCCCGGCTGAGTTGGTTGATGGCGCGATGGTGCGGGATGTCGCGTTGGACGGCTCTCCCGAGATCTGGGGCGTCGATGTCGCGCGGTTCGGGACGGATGCCAGTGTCCTGATCAAGCGGCGGGGCAACGTGGTGCCTGAGATGCCGCGCAGCTTCCATCAGCTGGATACCATGATGCTGGCGGGGGCGATCAAGGCCGAGTGGGACGCCCAGATCACCAAGCCGGTATTGATTTGTATAGACGTGATCGGGATTGGGGCCGGGGTGGTTGATCGCCTCAACGAGCAGGGGCTGCCGATATTAGGCATAAATGTTTCGGAGTCGCCGAGCACCACTGGGCGCTATAGCCGGCTGCGCGACGAGCTGTGGGTGCGGTGCAAGGAGTGGTTGTCGTCGCGTGCGGTTCGGCTGCCGCGCCACGAGCGGTTGCGGGACGACCTGGTGGCACCGCGGTATTCGTTCCTGTCGGATGGCCGGTTGAAGGTCGAGGACAAGAACAGCATGCGGGCCAGGGGATTGCCATCATGTGATTACGCGGACGCGTTGAACCTGACGTTCTGTCAGCAGGGGCTGGGGGTGGGCTCGGGGATGAGCGGCGGGATCTACGACAAGGTGGGGATGCGGATGGAACTGGGTGCCGAGGTGGAGGTATGAGCGGGACCATGGTGCCGTCCGGGTTGCTGGGCGTGCCGACAGGCGGCCCGACTGCGACGCAGGGCGACCTGTATAATGCGATTGTCGGGATGGGGTGGGCGCCGCAGGGTTATGGTCCGATACCAGCCCAGCAGGCAGCGCCGGCGCCGGCGGCCCCCACGGCCTATGACAAATGGGGGCATGTCGTCACGGGACAGCCGCAGCCGCCGGCCGCACCCACCGTGCCGTTGCTGAACGTAGGGCCAGGGTTGGCGCAGGCACAGCAAGGGTCCGGCGCCGTCAATCCTGGTGCCAGTGGCTACGACATGTGGGGCAGGCAGGCACCAGCGCCGGCGCAGGCCGCGCCGCAGCTTCCTGGGTTGGCCGACATCCTTGCGATGATCCAGGCGGCACAGGCCAGGCAGGCGGCGAATGCGCCCGTGCCGCCGGGACTGCTGGAACACGACGCCAGCGAGGGCGGCGGCGGCGCAGAGGGGACCATGTAGTGAGCGGACTGATCGTACGACCCGGCGGCCTGCTGTCCCCCATGGGAATGCCCCAAGGGATGATCCCGCCCCTGCCGCCGCTGCAAGGCTTGGTGCCGTCCGGCATGCAGCCACAGGGGTTGAGCCTTGGTAGCGAGCAAATGCTCGCCTACCTGGTGCCTCAGCCACGGGCAGACGTTCCCGGCGATCCGGACCAGGGGCTGCCGCCAAACCTGCGGCGCTACGCGGCCGGATTGCGCCCGACCGTCAAGCCGGAAGGCGTGCCCTGGCAGCAGGAGATCGTTTTCGAGCGGCTGGGGAAGGACGATCGCGAGATAGAGGCCGTCGCGCAGTACTATTTCCGTATCGCACAGAATTATGACATGTATCTCAGCCGCGAGCGGATCACCGCGTCCCAGTATTACGATGGGCGCCCATTGGGGGATGAAACGCCGGGGCGCTCGCAGATCGTGCTCACCGTGGTGCGGGATACGATCAGGAGTACGCTGCCCTCGCTCCTCCGCGTGTTCACGGGTGTTGAAGACCCGGTCAGCTTTGAGCCGATTTCTTCTGAGATCACCGGCAACGATCAATTGGCGACGACACTGGCACGCCAGGCGACCGATTATGCCCGCTGGGCGCTGATGACCGCTAACCACGGCTGGCAGGTGTTGCACGACGTGCTGCTCGATGCGCTGACCAGGAAAGCTGGCTGGGCGCGCTGGTATTGGGGCAAGCGGGAGCAGGTGCGGACGGATGTCTGCGAGGGCCTACTGCAGCCGCAGCTCCAGATGTTATTGGCGCAGCCGGGCATCGAGGCGCAACGCATCGTCCGGCGCCCGATGACGGACGAAGAAGTCTCCACCCTGCAAAAGACCCCCGATGGGGCGATGTATCTGCAGTCGGGTGGTGCTGCGGAAATGTGGAGCGCCACCATCACCCGCACCGCGCAGCAGAACTGGCCGGTGGTCGAGGCCGTGCCCGCCGAGTGCGTCTGGGTGGTGGCCGACGCCGATACCGTCGATGGCGCCCGTGGCATCTTTCACGTGCGCGATGTACCGGCCAGCGACCTGATCGAGATGGGGCTGCCCGAGGACAAGATCCTCGCCTACTGCGACACCATGATGCGGCCGCAGCAGCGCCGCGAGATGATCGCCCGCAACCCGGCCCAGGGGCACAATATCAAGCCAAGCCCGCCGGGTGACCGCAGTATGGGCATCTGTCGCTACGCCGAGGGCTGGATCAGGTGCGATACGGATAACGACCACAAGGCGGAACTCATCCACGTCCACATGCTGGGCAATGCCACCAAGATGATCCAGTGGGAGCGGGTGGATGAAATACCGCTCGCGTGTTTTACCCCGTATCGGGAGCCCGGGCGGCTGATCGGTTACAGCCAGGCCGACATGGTGATGGACCTGCAGCGGGTCGAGAGCCGGGTGATGCGCGCGACGCTGGATAGTTTAGCCCAGAGCATGTTCCCGCGGACGGTGGTGACGCTGGGGCAGGTCAACCTCGCGGACGCGCGTCAGACCGCCATCGGCAGCATCATCCGGACGACCCAGGCGGGCGCCGTCACCGAGCTGGTGAAGCCGTATACCGGCGAGGCCGCGCTCAACATGATGCAGGCGCTGGAGGCCATCAGGGAGAGCCGGACAGGCATCACGCGAGCTTCGCAGGGGCTCACCGTGGACGAGCTGCAGAGCACGGCACCCGTGGCCGTGTCGGCGCAGACCAGCGCAGCTCAGGACCGGCTCGACATGATGGCGCGGACGTTGGCCGAGACTGGGCTAGCGCCGCTCTACAGTGGGCTATTGCGCATGATGGCCAGGCACCAGGACCGGCCCAACGTCTATCGTATCCGCGGGCAATGGGTGCCGATCGATCCGCGGGCGCTCGGCGTGATGTGGCAGACCAGCGTGAACGTCGGCGGCAAGGGCATGCCGATGGAACGGCTGGCGATGCTCGCCCAGATCGCCGGCAAGCAGGAAATGATCATGCAGACGCAAGGGTTAACCAATCCCTTGGTCGGCGTGCCGGAGTATCGGAATACGCTGTCGCGCATGTTGGAAACCGCCAACATTGCCGATGTCAGCTCGTATTTTAAGGCATTACCCCCCGGGTTCCAGGCGCCGCCACCACCACCGACACCGCCCGATCCGTCGCTGATCCTGGCGCAGGTGCAGGCCGGCAAGACCGCGGCCGATGTCGAGAACGACCGGGCATCGGAACAGACTAAGCGGGCGCAGATGCTGACCGACGATGATCTGAACAGGGACAAGGCAGCGCTCGACGCCTGGACCAAGACCTGGGTCGCTGGGGCCCAGTTCGGCACCCCCGTGCCGTCGCTCACCGAGTTCCAGCAGGCGATGGCGTCCAAGGTGCCGGGCATCCAACTGCTCGGCAATCTGCCGCCACCCACCAGCCCGCAGATGCCAGCCACGGCAGGACCGCCCCCAGGCCAGCCACCCCAAGGCCCACCACGGCCGCCGCAGGCGCCAGCAGCCCCAGGGCCGTCCATGGTGCCGCCACGCCCACAGCAGCCCATGGGCCCGCCCGCCGGCTCGTTCAATCCAGCGCAGGCGATGGCCACCCGCCAGGCGCTCATGCAAGGCCAGATGCCGAGCGCGTATGGCAACATCGCGGCTAATGCGGCGGCGAAATCGCTGTTCGGACCCGGAGGGCCGCCTCTCCCGCGGCCGGGCGGGTCGCCGCCACAACCAGGACAATGAGCCCCGCAGAACTCTTGCGCATCTTGCAGGAGCGCAATTTCGATGCCGACGGATATGTGCGGGAAAAGTTCAGGCAACACCAACTCGGGAGAACCACCATGGTCACACGCGCATCAGGCAGCCAGTCAACGAAAACGGTGCCCCGCCAAGGTCAGAACAAGCCAGCCAGCGGCGGGGCAGCCGGGGCCGGCAAAGACCGCGGCACCGCCAAGCTGCCCACCATCAGCAGAACCACGACCCGGAAGTGAGCGACCTCTCGCGCGAGGAACGCTACGAGATCCAGCGCCGCGGCGGTGAGGCGCATAGGTTGCTCCAGGATGCCGAACTGATGAGCATCCTCACCTTTATCCGCGAGGGCGCGGTGCAGACCGCTGTGCATGGTACCGATGTCCGTGAGCGCGAGGATGCCCGCAATCTGGCGCGGGCCATCGATCACCTGGCCACCGAGATGCGCTCACGCCTCGATACCGCGCTGCTCACGCAGCAGCGCGAGGCCGATGGGCGGAGGTTCGAATGAGGATGCGTCTCGGAAGATTTCTGGATCACGCTGGTTCTGCAGCAGCGCTGTATCGCTTCAATGCTTCAATGAGGTCCGAGACGCAATCGTCCGACTAAACGATAAAGATGCAAAGAGCAAACCATGAGTGAGAGTAGCAGTAGCCCATCCGCACCGGCAGCCCCCGCCACCCCCGCAGCAGCTCAGCCGGCAGCCCCGGCGCCATCGTCATCCGTCAATCTAGTCAACGCCCCCGCGCCAGCCAGCCAAGAGTCCATCAGCCTGTCCGATGCCGGGCGCCTGCTCGCCAGACGTCGCCAGGAGGCCGCACGCGAGGCGCAGCAGCCTGCGGGGCGCCCAACGCCTCAAGGGGCGCCAGCGGCTCCCGCAGCCCCCGCACAGCCCGCCGTGCAGCCAACCGAAGCGAAGGCAGCCACCCCCACCGATAGCTACGATACCATCGCCAAAGCCCTCGGGCTGCAGGAAGGGGTGCAGCCGCCGGTGGGACCCGACGGGACGGCACCAGCCGCCGAAGCACCAGCCGATGGCGTCTATACGATCGACGGACACCGCGTCACCGCCGCCCAAATCCGCACCGCCATGGGCCAGGCCGCGGACTACACGAGGAAAACGCAGGAACTGGCTGCCCAGCGCCAGCAGCTGCAGCAGCAGGCCGAGGCACTCGCCACCGTGCTGCCCCATATCCAGCCCGAGTTGGCCAAGCTTGGTGAGCGGCTCCAGGGCGCAACCCCGCCAGACCCGTCGATGATCGAGACCGACCCGCAAGGCTACCTCCGCCAGTTCGCCGCCTACCAGGCCGCCACCGCCGAACAGCAACGCCTCGGCACCCTCACCCAACTCCAGCAGCAGGCCTACGAGCGCTCAATGAGCCAGCAGGTGGAGGCCGGCAACAAGATGCTGTCGGAGAAATACGAGTTCTGGCGGGATGACGCGATGCGCAGCACGGTGCAGCGCGATATTGCCAAATGGGCCGAAAGCAAAGGCGGCTACACCCGCCAGGAACTTCAGGGGCTCTCCGACCCGCGCCACGTCGAGTCGATGATGAAGGCAATGATGTGGGACAGGATGCTGGAAGGCGCCAAGACCACAGCCCCCAAGGCGGTGCAGACCGCACAGGTGCGTGGCGTGCGCCCGCCACCCGCCGCCGCCGCCCAGGTGCAACAAGCCGAACAGGCGTTCGAGGCACGACCCAATGCCCGCAACGCCGCCGCCCTGCTCAGCGCCCGCCGCTCCAATGCCAACGGCAGCCCCCGGTATTGACGGCACAGTAGATACGCTCGTAGCGTCCCGCCGTCGCCCGAAGGAGTGCTTGCACCAACCGGTAGGGCGGGACGTGAAGTCGCGAGGATGACCAAGTTGGTCGCCGGCACGCACCGCAGTCGCAAGACCAAGCGGTAAACGCCCGAGCAGACCTCCAGTCGCTCCATTGCGAACCAGCAATTTTGGTTCAACCGGCACCAGGCGCACCGCGCCGTGCTAAGCAATGGAGTAGACCATGGCCGTTCCCGCAATGGGAGCTGCACCGTCAGGCACATATGTCGAGACTGCAGCCGTTGGCGTCCGCGAAGACCTCGCGGATATCATCTATCGCATCGATCCCGACGAGACACCGCTCGTGTCATCGTGTTCGCGAGTAGGCTCCAAGCAAGTCCTGACCGAGTGGATCGTGCAGGAACTCAATCCGGCAGCGGATAATGCTCAGCCTGAGGGCTTCACCGCTGTCATGCAGGCTGTGATCAAGCCGGTGCGGCTCAATAATGTCTGCCAGCTGCTCGCCCGCACAGTCGGGGTATCGAATACGCTCCGCGTCGTGGACGTGGTCGGCGGCGAAGACGAGTATAACAGGAACATGATTTTGAGGGGCATGGAGGTTAAGCGCGACCTCGAACTAGCCGTCACCTCGCCACTCGTCCGCACCATCACCGATCCTCGCCACATGTCGGGCCTGCCCTGCTACACCAACTTCGGGGCACGCGGCGCCGGCGCCGGCGTTATGCCGATCGGTGACGGAAGCAACGCAGGCACCGTCGGCACCGCATTCGACCTCACCCTCGCCGTGGTGAACGCCGCCGTGCAGCAGTGCTGGCAGGCAGGGGGTAATCCGACGCTCGCCATCATGAGCGGGAATATCAAGAACTACTTCGCGACGCTCAGCCAAGGCGGGACCGGCAACCCCATCGTCGCCCAGAACATCGTCCAGGCGTCACCAACCGGCGAGATGACCATCCAGGGCGCGGTGGACGTGTACCGCACCAACTTCGGCACCATCCAGTTGGCTCCGGATCGCTTCTGTCCGGCGCATCAAATACTATTGGTAAGTACAGATTACGTGGAAATGGCGCCTTTACCTGAGAGGGACATGATCCAGCAAGATTACGCACAAACTGGTGATAATTCTCAGGGGGGTGTCGTTTTCGAGGGTTGCATACGCCCTACTGCACCGAAGGCGCATGCAACCATTTTTGACCTTAATCAGTGAGGTCTATACTTTGATTTACTTCACTGAAGCGTTCGAGGTAAGAGGCCCCTTCCCGAAGCCGGGAGGGGTCATCCTCGGCGTTCCCGAGCATCAGGTTGCACTTGCGGCAAAGCCAGCCACGAAACTTGCCGGTTTGATGGCAATGATCGTAGTGCATCCCCTTCTTGGGATCAGGTGGTCCGCCGCAGATGTCGCACA